TATCAAAGAACTGCTCACGATTAACCTTCTTACCATCAACAACAGCACCAGTTTTAGAGGTGATGTAGAGGAAGGAATAACCACGTTGATGCAGTTGAGCACCAAAGTCAGTTTGCGACATCAGGTTGATAAGTTGCCTGGATGTCTTGACACAAACTAGAATCTTTTTGGTGCCATACTCATCAATGGTGTCCAGCACATTGCCAGAGTCACAATCAGCAGTGATCTGCTTACTTGCAAGCAAATCAAACTTCTTTGCCTTTACTTTAGGTGCAATGATATAACCACCATCCACCAGTTCAGGTGCAGAAACCCTGCAAATGATGTCACCATAGACATCACGATCATTCATGCCAGGTTTGCTGATAGTAACAGAAGTGCGACGAGTAGCAGTGAAGAAATAGCAGCGGTTAGCATGAGCAGAGAAATACTCTGTGGCAGGGAAGAAATGACGCTGGCAAGAGTTGTGTGCTTCATCAAAGTAAATAGTGTCTACATCAATTTCTGCTTCCTGAACGCGATTCAGGGAGTTGTAGGTGGTGAAGATCAGACGATGATTTGCAGAATTATTGTTCACCCACTTCTGGATTTCAGACACTTTAGTAGTGCTGTAGTGGTGCGTTTCACCACTATGAACGTGCATCACCTCAGCATTGGTGATAAACTCCAGAAACTCAGCAGAGAGTTGCTCAGCAAGCAGAATGCGAGGAGCAACTACAACAATGGTCTTAGGAGTTTCAGAAGTAAACTGACGCACTGCATCCATAATGGCGACAAGTGTTTTTCCTCCTCCTGTTGGAAAAATACACTGACCTTTCAGATACTCAGAGAGTGCTTCCAAAGCACGTTGCTGATGAGGACGAAGAGTTACCATTAAGAATCAATCAAGAATAATATAATACCCCATCAACAGTGAAAAGTCAATGGGGTGTGTGCCACTTTATCAGTCGTCCTCAGAAGGAGCAGTTGCTTTGCCAGGTTTAGCAACCATTCCATTCTCTTGCCAGTAATTCACAAGTGCCCTGCGCAATTCCAGCAATTCAGCATAACGCTCTTTCTGCTCTTGTGTCCATACAAGACCTTGCTTTTGCGCCACAAAGGTTTTCAACTCAAGCATTTCCTTGACAATAGATGAAGAGTTCATAATGTTGGTGTCTTACAGTATTGGAACAGTTTGGGGGTTACTAACTTTATTTCTGTGAAGATTTCAGGAGATCAATCTTGATGTATTGATTGGGATAAACTATCAATCGAACAGGATTTTCTCCTGGAACTTCATCCCATTCAACCACAACATATTGACTATCTACAAAGGAAATGATCCCTGATTTGTCTTTGTAGATGACCTTTGTTCCTTCAGCAAAACTCATACAAAAGCAAGTTCTAATGGACTCATTTTAATGGACATAGATGTATAGGATCTAGTATTCCTTACATCTACTTTTTCTCCAACTGTTTTAGAATTGATTGGTGCATAATATGCCTGTTGTTTTAGATTGTAAAATCCCCAGATTGTTCTGATAGATTTTCCTTCTGCAAAGACATATTTTTTATGATGACGCAACCAGATGGAGATTACATTTCTCTTAAAACTTTCAACCTCATAAGAATACCCTTTGGGTGCTGTGTGAGGAAAATCAATAGGCAATTCAATCATTACTTAGATTCTTTAATGTCTTGCAGTTTGTAAATAAGACCTTTGAGATTTTCTATTTCCTTATTCTTTGACTCAATACTTTCTTCTAGATTCTTTATTTTGCGTTGAAGTTCAATAATAAGGATTTCTGTTGATTGACTTACCATAATTGGTTATGTTAGAAAGGATGCCACAACTTTAGATTCTACATTATCAGTGACTTCATATTTATCAGATTTGCTGATATTCTCCCTCAAATTGCCATAATACTCTGGGTATTGCTCATCATCATCAGCAGTGATGAGATCAAAGCATTCTTCGTCATTTGACGCAATTACATTCCACAAACCACCATATTCTGATTGAGGAAAGGGAACAAAATGATCGACAATGTAAAGAGATTTGGTCATTTACTTTTTAAGATTACTCCTTGATTTTAGTGTAAGTGTTGCTACCTGTCAAGCAGGAAAGTTGTCGCTCAACCTCAAACTTCATTGGGAATAGATGAGACGCAAAAAAGTTCTCATATTCATTGCCACTGAATAAGTTACTGAGATTCTCTATTTGCTGAAGTGCAAGAACTAATTTAATTTCTTCTTTCATGCAAACTCCAAAATATAGTATTCCAGTGAAACTCCAATCTTTTCAGATTCCTCTGCGCAATTACTCAAGAACATTTCAAGTTCATCAGTATCCATTTCTTGTAGTTGTTTGTCAGTCATTTTTGAAACTTTCCTTGAGTGAAGTTAGCATAAGAGAATTGGTTGCGATCAACCAGTTTCATCATACCATACTTGGTATTCATCACAAATCCTTCTTGATTAACTTGCTCACCATTGATGTAGGATTTGGGGCAGTTGTAAACTATGAAACTCTCCATCAGTTCATGCTTCATTTCAGTCACCATCAGATAAAGATTGGCAAGTTGAAGAGAACCAAGAATACCAATCAGGTCAGCATCAGTTAGCTCTTGACCATTGCGAATGAGAGCATTGATTTGCTGCTTGGCAATAGTTGCTTCCTTATTGGTGAGGAAGATTCCCTTATCCATTTTAAGATTAGGTGCCTCAATGTTAGTGGCAACCTTATCAACAAAGGGCTGCACAAACAGACACTTACTGGTGCTAATCATATCACCAGTGATAGGATGTGCTTCCATTTCAGGAAGATACTTACCAATATAATAGGTGTGAGGAGCAATAACAATCTCCTCCTTGATTACCTCAGGAAACTTATAGGTAATGGTGTTTGGTTTGAATGTATCAGAACCACCAAAACCTACAAAATCACCTTGAAAGACTCCTTCAGTGCGAGGAATATATTTAAGACAAGCAATTAAGAGTTCTACAACATTGGGTTGATGACCAAAGTAAGTAAAGACGTCATCCTCATTATAACAAATGCGAATCTTTTTCTTATTAAATGCTGCCTTTGTGCAAACAAAAAACTGCTTAGTTTCAGGATGCGTTCCCCACACAATAGCAGGAGCACCATCAATCTTTACACTGACAAATGCCTCAGAATAGAGAGCGTCAATAGCACTCAGATCACCAGTAAGGATAAGGTCTTCAGGGTGCTCCAGATGTGTATTAGGCATAATCAGTTGTCTCTTCACCTATAGGACAGTTTGGAGGTTACTAACAATAATAGCAATAAAAAAGGAGGGTTGTTACCCTCCTGTGACACTTATTTGATTGTCATTCAGTCATCATAAACCCTACATTCAAGTGCATTAGGATTTGCATCACAATAAAGTTCTAATGGTGTTGGATCATGCTCATCCTCTGGATGATTCTCTTTATATGCCTTAAGTGCTTGCAATTCTTGCTCAGTATGTCTACGTGATTGAGGAGAGATTGTAGGATCACTTAAAAGATCCTCATCCTTTTGGATGTGCTGATTGATGTTCTCCATTTTTTTGTGTTAATATGATACTTATTTATTGATTGTGGGCACAAAATCGCCCTTTCCTTCCAATGTCCTCACCATAAGTTCTGCAAACTTTTCCATTTTTGCGGCAGAAACTGTTTGGGGGGCATAGGTGATAGCATCTTTTAGTGCTACCAGTTCATTCCATTCTTCTTCTGTAAGGATTGCTGTGCTTGTCTTAGGAAGTGTCATGTTTTATGTGTGTTTCCTGACATTCTATCAGTATTTAATTGAAAAGTTGTAGTTCTTAATATTATCTTCAGATTGCTGTTACAATACTGTAACAATTAACCAAAGAAGTTTCCAAACATTCCACTTCCACCCTCTTTGCGATTCTCTAGCATATCAAGAACCTCGTCAGCACTCTTAAGCGTTTCAATTTGATGGATCATTTTTGCAATTTCTCTACACACAAATGGTTTTTCTTGACGTGCAGAAAAGGCAAGTGCATTCCTTAGATTTTGTTCTGCATCTTTCAAACTATTTGCTACAGATTCAGATAATGCCATTTTAACAATCCTCAATTCCTAGTGGTTTATTTACTTTTTTGAATTCGAAACTACCATCTTTCCTATCAATCCATTCTACTTGATCACCTTCTTTAAGGTTTGCAACTTCTAATAGATCGTCAGGTAAGTTAATATAACATTCTCCAGTCAATCCGTCAAGTTCTACTGGAAGAATCCACTTTTTTGGTTTAGAAAGTGCTTCCAGGTCACTGTGACCCCACGGTGGCATAGAATCTTCCCAAAAGTCATTCCAAGATTTCTGACATTCTGGAGAATTGTCATCCTTATCACAACTCAGAATCTTGTCTTCTTTATCCCAAAGTTCACCTGTTGCCTTTACTTCTTTGGCAATTTGATCCCAACCATCATAGGTTTCATAGAGATGCTTTTTTACATCTTCATCATTACCATTCAGAAGAGAAAGAAGTTCATATGCTTGCGATGCTTGTTCTTTATAGACACAGTAGTTTTCTTTAACTACACCAACAATGACATCATAGATTTCTTGTGGTGACGCATTGCTAGAAGACATTGCATCATGCATCCAATTCTCTAGATTTTCAAGAGAATACTCCTTGTAATCAAAATTAGATCCCATCGCCATTCATTCCTTTCAATTCATTATAGATGATATCAATACGAGAGTCAAGAGAGTTTGTCATTTCGTAGAGTGCATTTGTTTGCTCTATACTTTCTTCTTCAAGCCTCTTAATGTCAAGAAGAATACAATCATACTTTTCTTTGAGATCTTCTACATCTCTTGCAAGGCAATAATGCTCGTCATAATAATCTTGATAGTATTCACAACTTGAATGAAAGAGGTTTTTGATCCAAGAAATCATTTTTCTCTACTCTCCCAAAAGTCATTCCATTCTCCTGTGGGAGATTGATTAGAATGCTCTTTGTCTTTTTGTGATTCTGGTGGAATATTATCTTCAACCCACTTTTTGAGGGCAAAATACCTATCCTTCCAGATTTGTGCTTCAGTTGTCATGCTTGATAGTTAATTTCTGAGATGCCTTAGCTTTTTGCTCTGGAGTCATTGTGTCATACAAATTAACAAGTTCATCATAGATTGACTGAGAGTAGTGCGTTTGTTTCCAATTCTCATATAAAAGACAATACTTATCTACTATATCAATCATATTCTACCAATTCAAAAGTAACAGAATTAAACCTCCCAGTAAAACCAACAAGTTCAACCTTAGTGTGAGACGTTCTAATATCAACATTCTCAACAGTATATATCTCACCCACAGTCAAATTGCATGGATCACTACAATTTCCCCATGCAATTTGTTCTTTGGTTGCACCTATAAATCTTACTTTATCTCCTACTTTTGGTATCATTTTTGACTCAAATAGTGTGGTTTGTCTGTATCAAACTGATAGAACTTTACATCTTTCATATCTAGGCACATACGAATAGTTTCGTGTTCTCTGTGCTCTCTTGGTGTTCCTCTGTATAACCAACGACGTTGATAAGCACAGAACCAAACACTGAAAAAGATTTTAGATTTCTCATTCATTTGGGACAGTGTAGAAAGTATTTGTATTCAGCAAGTGGTCCGTAGTGCCACTGTATTATATCACATTCTTTGTAGGTGCCAACCACTTTGGTGGACTGTGATTCAACTGGCGGATTCTGTGACTGTAAAAGTAGAGAGATGAGAAGAATAATTCCTCCAAAAACAATACCAACAGATCCAGCACCACGCAGAAACTCTCTCAGTGCTTGTTTATCATCTTCAGTCATTGTTAATACTCATCCAAAAATCTTGTGCTCTGATATGATCATCCAAACGATAATCAGAATGATTGATCAAACGATACCAATACCACAATGGCGTATGCTTAATCGGTTTAAATCCTATTATCCACTTGTTTAAGAACACAGGAAAGTCCATCAGGGTGTTTCATCACTCCAATAATACCTCAGTTTATCACCATTTGCCGAAATATTCAAGTGATAGATTTTACCATCTTTACCATAAACACCAATCCAAAGTGTGCGTTCATTCATACTTTCCAGGTGAAACATTTGAATGTC